GCTGGCAGGCAACGTCCAAGTTTACTACACAGGTACAATAGCTGCATCAGTGGTACAAGCCAATGTTAAAGCATTTGGTACATTCATAGTATAATAGGTGATCAATGTTAAAAGTAGCTAAAAGTTATCGCAAGGACTATACCGGCGAAGATATTATTGTTGAACGCAAGAAGGAAGGAACCCATTGGTACGAAACTGTGGAAACTGTTCCTAATGCCGTTACTAACAATCAAATTAGTAATCGTGCTGTGGTCGTTGGCAACAGTCCTACGAGATTAGAGTTTGATCTACAAAATCTTAAAAAGTTTAGCGGACTACTTGGTGCAGATACTCTACAAACTTATGGGTGTAATGCCTTATACAGAGACTTTACTCCAGACTTTTTAGTAGCCGGTGGTGATGGTATAGTTAAAGAACTAGCTGGTAGTGAATACGTTAAAAACAATATAGTCTATACTAATGCTATGCATCTATTAGAATATCCAGGAAAGTTTTATTTAATCCCTTACAATCCCTATGCTGATGCAGGCACCACCGCAGCTTATATCGCGGCATTTGATGGACATAAACGTATCTATCTATTGGGATTTGATGAGCAAGATGTTGAAAGCTATAACTTCAACGTCTATGCTGGCACCAATGGCTATGATGCTCTTGATGTTGACATATTAAGTGATAAATGGGTGACAAATAGGATTGAGTTATTTAATCTATATGATGATGTTGACTTCATTTGGGTTACACCGTGTGGACGTAGCACAGTTCCAGAAAGTCACAAATATTGCCTAAACTTCCGCCAGATCAGTCATAGAGACTTTGTTTTAGAAACTGACCTATAACACTGTTTCTAAAGTTTTAATCTTATCTATCACAGCTGAAAAATTAATAGTTCGCCATACACCTGGGTGTAGGGGTTTAGGATGATCTTCTAAACGGACCCAACAATATCCACGATGTTCGTAGTTCAATACCGGAGTGAATTCTTCTTCTACAGGTATCAGGAAAGTGTTATAACTAAAGTTACCGTTGTCACTGGTAAATTTTTCTATTGGGATAACTTTGACATCAATGAAATCGTAGCCAAGTTCTTCGTTGAGTTCTCTATGTAGTGATGTTAGTAATTGTTCACCAGGGTCGATCTTTCCACCAGCTAAGCCCCAAGTTCCACTATATTTGCTAGTATCACGTAATAAGAATAGATAGCGGCTAGTCGATGTTGCGTAGATAAAGGTGCCGACACCTTCTATATGACTAGTGTCCAAAGTCCTTCCTTGTATTCGCCTTCCCAGCTTTTTACCCATTGGGATCCATTCCATTTATATTGAGTGGTAGTTGTTAGATTACTTACATATTGTAAACTCGTTTGGGTTTGGCTGTCAAATGAAACTGTCCAATAGCTACCATTGTATTCAATAATATCATTTGCATTGGCTACTAAATCTCTTCCAGCCGAGCCACGCCAGGCAATAGGACCATCACCATTTGAAGTATCAAAACTACCAATATCACCTAATATTAAATATCTAGTACCAGAGCTAGGATTAGTAATGTCGCTGTTGACAGTGACCTTGCGAGGGTCAATGATAGCATTAATTGGATTTAATGTGTTACCCGGTGTGGTATCTACATCTACATTAAAGATCAATATACTATCATCAGTTGGGTGATAGCTAACAGTGCCAATGACTTCAGTAATACCATCTTCCTGTAATAATCTTACCTGACTAATACCATTTTCTAATACACCATAGACATTGATGAGATCGCGCCAAACATCACGGGTACCAACTTTGGTTGGTGTGCTGAGTGTAGGTTCGCGTGGAGTTTCGACTTCGCTGACTTTTAATAAAGTCAATTGGTTACCAATTAATAATACTCCATACATCAATGGTGTAAAGTATTGACGATTACCTAATAGATTAGTGTCATTATAAACAGCATCGCTGAGATTACCATCTGCATCGTGTATGCTGGCGATGATTTTTTGTATGACCCCAAGTTTTTTAACCTTGGCCGGAGGACTGATCCACACAGGTAGTTTAAATGTTAAGGTAGCAACATCAATGGGATTTTCTGTACCAATTGGTACGCTACGACTAGTCCAAGTTGGACTTTCTAAATAAACCACGCTCAGGCTGGTCCAATCGATATAGTTGTCTGTTGACTGTATTTCCATACCTGGATTAAACAAGACCATTAATTGTTCTAATAACTGTAGTTTCTGTTTAGTGTTTGATGTCCAGATATCTAATTTAAGATCTAAGGTGTAAGGTACTGGCATGCTACGTTCGATGGTAAATGCATTACCTTGGCGATTTTCAAATTCTTGTGTGTCTTCATTATAGTAACGTTGGCGTATATTCATCTTACCAACGAATGTAGGGTCCTGCACACGATCACGATCATAGGTAACGTTGTTGATATAAACGGTCATAGCCGGAGTAGTTGGCAATGCGTTTTCACTCATATTATTAATGATAGCAGCTACTTGTCGACTACCATCACCATAGTAAACAGGCACACGTTGTAGAGTTTTATTGCCATCTCGATCAGCACCAAATTCAACTTGGAACCCAGACACCATACGGATAAACTGTGCTAGGAAACGTTCAATCTGAGCATCATAAAAATATTGTTGTAAGGCTGCCATTATATGTTATCCGCTGAAGGACGCAAGGCTTGTGATAAGCTCTGACGTTCGTTGATCACGTGTTCGTAAACTGTGTATTCTAATAGGTCACCATTGACATAGGTATTGGCCACGTGTATGCCAATGTTGCCACTTGAGTTACTGATGGTGTTGTTGACTTTGATACTGTTGATATAGGTCTTGGCGCCATAACCACTGACGTATGGAACTTTAACAACTATATTACCTGTGGTAACATTAAATGATAATGTCCAAGCATTGGCCGCAGGTGTATATGCACCACTGCTGATACGTATAGCGTCCCAAGCAACGCTGTTGCTCATAAACTTGTTAGTGTCATTAACGAACCCACTTAATTGTGTAGTATTGGTCGAACCAGGTGTTAGGTTAGTTCTCACTGCATCCTCTATCTTGACCCAACGACGTCCATCATAACGGAACAGTCTATTAGGCACATAGTCTAAACGTAAATAGAAATCTCCCACTCCTGGAGAATTTGGGAAAGCGATACCAGCGGCAACTGCGGCGCCATTTGGTGGTAGGCCATCTCCAGTCAGATATCCTTCTACTTTCTTGGCTGCCGTCAGTGTGGCTGAACTCGCATCATCATTGACATCGCTGGCATCATCACTGACCTGGCTGGCATCTAAACCACCCGGGTCACCGGGTGTGCCGTCCGGATTAACCGGCTCAGTATAGATCGCACTGGTATCATAACCACTGGCTGGAACATCTTGTTCTGCACGGCTAACAATAGCGTCATTGATATCAATGTATTTTTGGTAAGTGCTTAGAACCTCTGCTATTGAACTATCAGTATTCTCGCCAGCATCAAGAGTATTAATGATATCTTTGTATTCTTGGCTGTCCACCAATGGTTGTAGTTTAACACGCCATAGGTGCGGATACCAAGTAGGTGCAAATCCTTCTGCGGCACGGGTAGCGTCTTGCACTACATAATAACGTTTAAGAGCTGTTGGGACACTGTCATCTAACGGATAGTAGTCTTTTAAATTTGGTAGTTCCATGACATCACCTACTATGATCTTACGACCAACTGTGTCGATCATGTCATTTAAATGGAACACAGCAAACATGGTATCACCAGTTAAGAATAATCCAAACTGCGTTAGATCAAAATCGTTGTCATTTAAGCGGTATATAGTTCGCATGGTATAGACACTGGTGTCATACTTGCGATCACGATTTTCTAAGAATAGTAAGTCTTGGATTCCTAGTAGAGTAGTAGCACCACCAGGTTCAGTCATGCTGACATTACCCTGTGTTATAGGACCAAGATATTTGTGAATGTTGACATCAACCCCACCAACTGTAAACATTTCGCTGATACGTTGATCAAAAAACTTGTAATCATTGCCCTTTTCTGGACGGTATAAACTT